TTCTATCCCAATTTTTATCCCAAGTTTTTTGATCTACAGTTTTTGGTCTACGTTTAGATCCTTTACCATTTTGACTCATTTAATCCTCCAGAACAAAACTCCAATAACGAGAATCATCTTTCTTTTGCAGAGCATCCCAATAAATAGATCGTGCAATATAAGATGGTACTTTATGCTTGCCACAATTTACCATCCAATGACGCTCCATCTTTTTATAGGTATCAGTGCCACTCTTACTTTTATTATATTTAAGATGTTCCATGTCGTAAAGGCGAAGTTGATGAACATCGCCACACAATACTCTAGCCTCATTAGGATGGATCATTTCCAGGGCAAAACTAATTTTAGCCAACCCAATACCACTAATCTTTCCAAGAATACTATCACGCTTCTTAACATGACCTTTTTTAGTAGTAAAATAAAAGTCTTTAGGATTGGCCCAAAACTTTGTGGCAAAATCCCAAATATATTTTGTACGATTATTGTGTAGACCTACACCACTTTTGTGGAGTTTTTCTCTCAGAATATTCTCGTCATCAACCCACTCACTAAAATTCTTAATAGCATTATAGCCTGCACAATTACCCTTCCATGTAGTATGCACAGAACAATATGCGAATAAATATCGTCGAAAAATATCTTCCACATTCTGTGGACGCACACTTTCCCAATATTCCTTATATGCTACAACCTTATCTCGCGGAAAAGTAGCAAAGAAAAAATCAGCCTTACTCTTATCAAGAGTGGTATTCTGAATCGGAATGACAGTATTCTCAACAATCATGGTTTTCTCCAAATGTGTGATGCTTACGATTTTACCATAGAGGTATCGTCTTGTCAAGCATCACTAATCCAATTATTTTTTAAAATAGCCCAAACTTTCTTCTAACTTCCAATCTAAATATGGTTCAATGAATTTGCGATGTTCATCAGTAATAGTTTTTGGTGATTTGATTGCTATGCTTGGTGGTTTACCCACTGTTTTTAAATCAAATCTATTTCCAATAATATTTAGATAATTATAATGATTCTTTAAAAAAGTATCATATGAAAATAAAACATAGTTAGATGCTATCACTGGCATTGTTTCGCATAGATATCTATATTTTGTATTTCTTAACTCAAAGATATTTTTATATCTTAATGGATTTGTTTTGCTGGTAGTAAAATTTCTATCTTCCATAATTTCTTTACCAGTACGATCAACAGAATACCACTCATTATGGAATAATGTTTTAAGAGAGGACTTATTTTCTTTTGGCACATGATGGGGGTGTTTCATCATGGATAATAACCACTCATAAGGACTTCTTACTATACAAAAAAATAAAGTATGCCTACCTTTGTATGTTATTGTTTCTGGTTTTGTCCAACCAAAAAAATGTTTCCAGCCATAAAAATATGTTACATTCAAACCAAATTGGCTAATAATACATTCTTCTAAAAACTTAGTTCCAGAACTTCTCTCTCCATAAATTGTAAAATTATTTATCCATTCATATTTACCACGACATAATTCTAGCATAGTTGATATCCTCAACTATTATATACACAATTTATATCGTTCTACTAACTCCGTGTAAGATTTTAAATGTTGGAAAACGTAAACTAATCCCACCATCTTGGTTTTTTGTTTCTTCAAAATATTGCACAGTAATAATTTGTCCAAAAATCTTCTTAGGATTCTGATAAAACTCCTGACGTTGATCAATAGTGAAACCGCTACCAACTCGCACAATATGGTCTTTATGTTTAATCATTACGCAACTAAGCATAGTTTCTTCGTGTTCTCTACCATTCAACACATATCTAAATGGCCCCATTTCAACATCTACAACTTCATACTCGTCATCAAAAAACTTTTTAACTTTGAGTAGGTCTTTGCTACGCTTACCTTTATATGGTTCATCAGCACGAAGCATCACGCCTTCCCAGCCATAATCATTGCCTCGTTTTGTCCATTCCGCAAAATGGTCATCGTCTTTAATAAGTTCTTGACCAAGCACACTAAGACAAGCACAAGTATTGTCCCTCATTACTTCTCGTAGATTATTATAGCGAATAGAATATGGACGATTCTTCTCGCCCTTCTTGCTATAAAATTCATCATGAGAGATCATATCAAAAATCTTAAAAGATGGATTAGGAATAGTATGATCTTTCTTCTTGAGTTGTTTCATAACTCCTTGAAAATCCTCATTACCATCATCATCGACGAGACACAATTCACCATCAAATACTACATTTGTAATGCCAAGAGCCTTAATACCATCAGCAACAACGCCAAGAGTATCAAATTCTTTTCCTGTTCTGGAGTAGAAAGTAGCGTCACCATTACTATCAACAATAGCAACGCATCTAGCACCGTCAATTTTTCTGGAAACATACCACCCATCCTTCCAATCTACAAGTTTAGGCTCATATTTATCTGCCAGAGCAACACTAAACTCTGGAACGTGGTCAGGAATAGCCTTGTTGATAATCTTGTCACCAGCACGGGTTTTCAAATCCTTGTCAATAATACAATGGATAAGTTCCTCGTATTGAGAATAATGCTCAATAAAACTATTCACAGCAGAGATAGCATCATGCCCCGTAATTTTACGACTCTTTAGAGCATCAAGCAAATCAAAGAAATTCTTGTACTCGTTCTTTCTGGCTACAAGATGATTCTTCTTTTTCAAATTATCGCTGGTTACATTATATTGCCACAACGGATGATAAGTATAAAGTAAAATATTTTTAGCGAAAGATGCTGCGGCACTGTTATGTCCGCAATAATCCAAAATAATTCCTTCCTTATCTTTAGTGCTGCTTGTAGCACGAAGATCACGAACCATTCCCATAACATAATCAAAATCGTGAATCATTACAAATAGTCTCCTGTGTGTATCGCCATTCTACACTACGATTATCGACTTGTCAAGCAACCCTACTTGAATCTTTCTGTCTGGACAACAGATTATTCAAAGAATCGACAACACCATTTATTAATGCTGGTAATTCATCAGCACTAATATCGCTTCGCAATAATAAATAATTGAAAGCATTTAATACTCCCTGTGGCGTATCTTTTAATTGACCAATACCAGTATTACATTTATCACAAAGCCAGCCCCTAAATTGTTTAGTTTTTCTACAATGATCTAATCTTTCGCTATCCTTTGTTTTTTTAATAAATAATTTACTACAACATTCACAATGGGTACTAGCGGGTGGTGCTGTTTTTCTTATTTCTTTTCTAATTTTAGTATCTTTATTTTTACATTTTCTACATCTACTATCTAATTCATCTTTATGGGAACTGTGTCTCTCAAAAGATTGAGGATTTTTTCTCTTACCGCAATAAACACAAATTTTTCTGTGTTGTTTAACAGGCTTGTTCTTTTTTCTCTTTCTTTTGGTAGTTTTCATAATTATAATGGATGCGGCGGGAATCGAACCCGCGTCCTATCATATATCAAACTATATATTCTACAAGTTTATTTTGTTCATAAGTTTTGAGAAAGATTAAAAAACAAACAACATTCGTCTTTCCGTACCAACTATTCTCAGGCTAGAACCCGTTGGCTATTCTAGCAGCCGAAGGATTTTACATCAATCTTTTGAACGCTACCTTCATCGCTTTCTAAGATTGTTGCTGTTATTTAATTAAGCAGCAAGGGCTAATTGATTTACGCCAATTAAGCGTTTGGTCTGCTTTTAAGGAGGCCAACAGACCAACCTCCACTTGCTAATATAATTCTCCGTATGTAGTCGAAACCTTTACGCACCCTATTTTTCAGAACCTTCTTCAAGTTGATCGAACATTTTATTCAATTCAGATTCTCTAATTGCAATAATACTAGACCCACATTGTTTGAAATACATTTGTTCAACGTGTTCCATAGTATAAAATTGAAATACGTTCAAACCAATACTCAAAACAAAACCAATAATCAAAATAATATCCAAATTTAAATTTCTCATATTAATCTCCTGGGTTAATAGGGCGTGTTGGAGTCGAACCAACCTTTTGAATACCTTATAAGAGTATGTGCAACTACCGGCTGCAACGCCCCATAATTATTGTTGTTGTTCTAATTCCTTTAATCTTTGTTCAAGAACCTCTATCTCTTTATAATACTTCTGACAAGACTTGCAGAAATCCGAAGAAATATAATCTCGTATATCAGCAATTTTATCCTTTAGGTTTCTTATTTCGTTTTCTTTTTGGTTTAGATTCATTTTTATTCTCCGTCCAGAAAATCATGGTATTATCTTTATCGCTCCATGCACACTGAACCAAGTCTTTAGCAGCAAGTCTTGCTAAACCAATATTATGAATCCATACACAAGTTTGTTCAAAAATTTCACAGTTTGCATTTTCATCTAGCATCGGCCTATTTTCTTCATCAAAACCAACACAGTTTTCTTTAACGAGATTAATCATTTGACCAATAGAAATATACTCATTAAGATCATCATCATAAGTATCACAAATATTTTTGGCCGCACAGACCCTCATCTCCTCTGCATAACCCTCTAAATTAGTAATAGCATAAACTTCGCTCATGGTATTCTCCAATTAGATATATTTCTTTACACCAGAACCAGACTGACTATCATGAATATGGTCAATTGTATATTGCATATTACGCTCTCCCCTAGCAAGCCATCCTTCATCGTCATATAGTGCTGTGATTATTTGAGGAATCCAATGCTGATAAGCAATATCGTACTCTTGAGGAAAATAATCTTTTAAAATACGCTCAATATGGAACAGATTTTCGCTGATAGAATCTCTGTGGTCAATTAGTTTATTTAATTGATATTTTTGATCGTTAGTTAATTGTGTCATACAACTTCTCTAGGTTTCAATTTGAGCAACTTATGCTTGGTTTTCCAAACTTTGGTTTCCTTGTTCTGAATGTCTCCACCCATATAAATATGGCAGAAGCCTTGGTATTTGTCAAGTCCATAAGCAAGAATTCCATTGTCATCAATACCCTCAACCAAAAATCGTCCACGATAACCCATAGGGATAAATTCTCCCTTACATACATAGTATGGGCCACCAGCAACCTTAATCTTATCTCCCTTAATCAGATCACGCCAATTAATGTCACGAATAATCTTGGTATTCTTTTTCTCTCTACTTTGACACTTGAAGATGAAAGGAGTATTGCATTTAGCACAAACAAAAGCACGCGGGCCAGTCAATGTGCCACACTTATCGCAACTCTTTTTACCCTTGGGCATTTTCAGTCTCCTGTGTTAGTTGTTGTTTACGCTCTAAGTATACCAGATAGATCGGCACTGTCAAGCATGATTCTTTAGTGGATTTTTAGATTTTTTCACTAAATTAGATACGATCACCTTGAATATCTACGACAACAAAACCATCGACCATTTTTACCCTGAGCATATCCAACATCCACAGTAATCATACCACTATTAGAGAAGCAGCAATTATTATAGGCTTGTTGTGGGGTTGATCCACTACCACAACCCTCATATCCACTATTGCCACCAAAATGACCCACAGTATTTCGTGATGCCATTGTTTCTGCTACTCCTTGTGCTGTGCTATTATTAGTAGAATAATTAGTAGTATAATTATAATTTCTAGGTTTAGCATAGCACACGTTCATTAGACCACAAATAGCCACAAACAAAATCATCTTCTTCATTTTAATCCT